AGGATCAACTGAGAGGCAGTTGTCGATACATCTACAGTAAAACTAACCGTTGCCTTTGCTGCAGTTTTTGATCTAGGGACATATCCAATATTTCTTGCTAAAGAAACAACATTCTCTCTGAGAGTTGCCGAATCCAAGAAGGATTCATTAGCAACCATGTTAGAGTTGAATGCTGTAATATACGTATTATATGCTAACGTATCGATCAGAACAGAAAAGTTAGATCCTTCAAAGTCAAAATCCGTGAAATCAGAATTAGCACGGAGATAATCTTTGATAGATGTTTTTATCTGATCAAAATCTAGATTGGTAAACTTAGTAAAAGGCATTATTTTATCTGGTTGCCTCTAGGATGAATGAAAATTGTTGTGGTGGAACCTCTTGTCCAACAATGTTATAGGATATAAAGATCTCAAATTCGTTTCTATCCGCATTTGGATCTACTCTAACCCGAACATTGTTTATCCTTGGTTCGTAGTTTTCAATTGCAACTAAAATCTGATCCTCAAGAAGGGATGCAGTACCAAAATCAACAAATTCAAATAAACTAGTTTTTACGTCAGAACCAAAAATAGGGTTAAAAAATCTCTCACTGGGAACAGTTTGCACAATATTACGGACTGCTTTCTTGATTGCATCCTCATTTTTAATATTGAGGATATCATTAGTTACAGGATGCCTATCAAATGATAGACTAATGTCCTTAAACGCTCTGGATATCCTCTGAACCACGACAATATGGAGATTTTACTTAATTTTATTTATACCCTATTCAGAATAATTCGGTATTATCGTCTGCTTTCTCGTAAAGGTCCTCTTGATTCACCGTGTCGCGTTTTTTTGGTGTAATATCATCGTTTGAAATCTCACGAAGCATCTTTTGATGCTGATCATTTGCCAAATTATCCAAAAAATCGTGATTTGCAGTCATTTCTTCATCTCTGTAGTAGTCTGTAACAAGTTTTGTGGTTCCCCACATCTCTCTCATGTAGTTTTTGTCTCTATCGACAGGTGAATTACCCATTTTAGCTCCTGATTTGCGCGAAATCAGAACTTTTAGAGGGGTTGCTATCCCTTATTTCTATTTATTTTCCTCCTCTTCACGTTCTTTTGCTGTTTTCCAGTGATATTCGTCCTCTCGTCCCATTCCAAGGCGATCATAACCGTTTTCAACACTATAATATTGGGTCGAAACCTTAAAATCAGGCATTTTGGGATCAACAGGAGTCAGACTATTGTCAAAAATACGTAATCTATTGTTTGGATACAGTGCATATTGCCCATTTTCCAGTTCAATTAGGTTATGGGACTTGTGTTCGGCAGGATTTTCACTTGTTGCCCAGTCAACATAGTCTGGATCATGGTGATAATTATCAATTGTGCATACGTAAGTGCCTTTTACGATACCATGATCGCGTGTATAGCACTCAAAATCCATAGAACCAATAAATTTCTTATCAACTGATACCACACCATAGTCCATACAGTTCCAAAACTGTAGGTTTGGTAGGTTCATATCGGGAGAAGGTGTCTCAGGATCCGTTACAAAGGCACTTATAGGCAATTTGTCATACATTGCCGCATATTCGGGTAGGTAGGTCTCAAAATAAAAAGCACGCCCAGGAATCGATTTAACCGATACCCAGACGCCTTTAACAAATTCACCATGACCAGATTGATGGTCGGTAAGATATTCTTTACGAACCCAAACTTCCATTGAAGGAAGGTTTGCAATTAAGCACGCCATACATTTCTTTACATGTATGTTTATCTATACATCACCGTCCTTGTCCGCGATATGGTTTTTTAGCGTTATTACGAGACGACGCGGCGTATTTTGTGCCATTACCTTGCCCTTGACGAGTTTTTTTGGGTTTGCCGAGGACGTAACCGCTTTTGTTCAGACCCGTTTTTGCTTTTGCCATTTGCCGTTTTCTCCAATAATGATAGTTTCAATTTCGCCCGCTTTGGGACTTCCAGTTTGATAAAATTCAATGGCAAAGTCCTCCATGAGATCCATGTATTCCTCTTCCGAGAGACCTTTGAAGAGGACCTTACCATTACGTATGACCGTATAACGATCCATCAGATAACCCGAGTTTTTTCGTGACCGACTCTGATACGAGGATCACACCAAATCTCAAAACCTGCTGCGATAGCATCGAGACAGAATGATACATCCTCTCCACACATATCCTGCACTTCTCCAGATTCGAATACCTGCATCTTCGGAGCAAACCATGGGTATTTGATACCTTCATTCTCAAAAACTCCGTTTTTAATCAGAAGCCATCCAAAACCTGTGTAATCTACCGTGAATGGTTTACGACGCTTTGCAATACTCTCAAGAGTTTCATGATTCATCACACCTCCATTGGTTCGGAAGTCATCCTCCTCCAACCAATGTGCAACTGATGTGGTTTGACCATCTTCGGTGCAATACCATCCTGCTGCAATATCTTTCTCCATCAGAACAAGTTGCCAGAACTTCTCTGAGTTAAACACAATATCACTATCAATCCACAACTGATAATCATATTTCAGTTTTCCATCCCAAGGAATCTGATCAGGACCACGAAGAACATTTGCACCTAAACACTTACAACGGGCAAAGTTCACCATGGAACTATAATCTTGTGAGATCTGAATACTTGCTCCTGCCTGAACAAGATCAAAACACAGTTGAACAAAGTTCTTCAGATACGTGTAAGAAACTCCGCGCCCTGGTAGGCAAAATACAATACTCTTTCCTTTTACAAGTTCTTTTGCACGATCATAGTCCCATTCGGGTTCTTTCTCTTTAACAGGCGTTTTTGCCTTTACTGTAAATCCTTTAGCCATAATTAGGTCAAGTTTGAATTTGAATCGATTCACTAGTAATTATACTAGCAATTTACCTTAGAGTCAATCAGTTAGTTCGGTAATTACGATACTGTTACCATCAACTTCCATGTTTAGTTCTGTGCCCTCATACCAACCATACTCTGAGATGATCCATTCGGGCACCTTAACAACGTAATCACCTGTTACTGGATCGACTTCTATAGAGGTAATATTTTCTCCGGGATTTTTTTGCATATAAATGAACCCTCTGCATGATTTTATATAGCGAAAAATTTTTTTAGACCACCTTGTAAATTTACCTCGCTTTCGTAACACTTTATAGATTAGGGAAGTTAGGCGTTTTTATATCACGCGCCCCAGGGGGGCACCCCCGAAGGACGGGGGCACTGCTGCAGTCACGAACGCATGGCGTCAGTAACGGCAGGCAAGGGGGGAGTGCTGCTGACGGTCTGCCAGGCGATCACGGGCGGCAGCAATGCGGTCGGCGCGATACTGTGCCTTGGCACGCTTCACGGTTCCGTCTAGGTCTGCCACCATGGAAGCACCCAGTCCGCGTGCTTTGGTGAAGGTCATCCCGCCGCCGCTGCTGCAACGCAGTCCCTGTCCTTTCACGTTGGTGTCGGTGCTGCGGGTGTTGCCGAT